GTGGTAGTGCCAGTTATTTTGACTAGAATAGCTACTATGGCAGCTTTTGTATTTAGGAGAAGTCTATGATAAAGAAGTTATGGACCTGGTTCGTAGCAGTAATAAAGGAAACACTTAACCTTAGTTGGACTTTGGTTGGTTTAGTTATTGCTACGCTTACATTAACTGGGAGTGCTCAACAAATCACTGGACTTGCTACTATAATTACATTACTAATATGGTTACTAACGATAGGATTTAGAGACTAATGTGTATGGTTACTAAGAAAGAGGATGGTTCTTTCGTACAAATATGTAACTGTAAACATGGAAGTAGTAGCTGCAAAGGAGGTAGTGATGAAACTAACAGTAGTTAGAACACAGTTTGGTACAGATGCAACAAATGGTTTGTTGTTTATAGATGGTATCTTTGAGTGCTATACACTAGAGGACCAGTATCAAGCAGTAAAAGTTATGCACGAGACTTGCATACCAGAAGGAACATACGATATACAGTTTAGAAAGACAGGTGGATTTCATGCTAAGTATTCAGAGAGATATAAGAACGCACACTATGGCATGTTACACATACAAGATGTTCCTAACTTTACCTATATTCTTATACACACAGGAAATACAGATGAGCATACATCTGGTTGTTTAATTGTTGGAGAAACTCAACAAGATTTAGAAGTATCTAAGGATGGGTTTATCGGCAGCAGCACTCTGGCGTACAAAAAAATGTATGCAAAGGTGGCAGGTCAGTTGTTACAAGGTAAGAAAGTAACAATAGAATATACAACAATAAACAACTTGTTTAAACAACCAGAAGATAATGCAGCTAAGGACCATACAGTATTAGCTACCACAGTTTATGATAAATTGCAGGAAATCAATGGAAATGTTTTAACAATTAAATCAAAACTTAGTGGAAAGGTAATACAATAATGTTTGAGAGATTTAAAAGAGCAAGAAACCAGGATGGTACATTTAAGAAGGATGTATGGTGGACCCCTTGGAACGATACATGGGAGTATAAAATGAGTGATGACCTCAAAGATATGTTGGAGCGAACAGCTTGGACATTTATTGAAGCGTTCATTGGTGCATTAACAGTTGCTCCATTAGTTGGTGTAGAAGCTGAAACAATTCAGTTAGCTGCATTAGCTGGTGGTGGTGCTGCACTTGCAGTCATTAAGACATACGCTAAAAAACAAATAACTAAATAATTATATTGTCGTAGTTCTAGTGTAAACTAGATTAACAGGGAAAAAGGAGAACTATGACTAAGAGTAAACCTACTCCAGAACAGTTAGGTAATAACTTCTACAAGTCTGGATGGCAACCATCCATAGAAGTCAATGAAGAAACTGGTGTTGGAGAAATCACACATGTTGGAACTGACCCCAACTATCGTAATAAATATGATGAAATCTTACGAGAGTGGGGATTTAATCCAGATGAATACGAAATAGAAGGTGCAGTTAAAGCATCCTCATGGAACGCACAGTTAAAGGGTGGTCAGACAACGACCTTCCACGCATTTAAAGGTGTAGTTCGTAGAAAAAATCACAAGCATGATAAACGATTTAAAGAATTGTTTAAACAAGCTAGTAAGAAACCACCTATAAAAGTATATAACAAGGGTGGAGACACAGCGTTCTTATTTTTCATGAGCGACTGGCAGCTCGGCAAAAACGATTTGGGAGTTGCTAATACTATCAAGAGATATGATGTTGCATTACAAGATGCAGTTGCTCGTATCAAAGACTTGCGTAAGCAGGGCGTAGAGATAGATGAGATATATATGGTAGGACTTGGCGACCTTACAGAAGGGTGCGACCAGTCTTATTACGCATCACAACCCTTCAATGTTTCTTTGTCATTGTCTGAACAATACCAGTTAGCAAGAGCAATGATGATGAAAACAATAGAGACCTTCTTACCATTGGCTAAGAAAAAAATATTATGTGGTGTTCCTGGTAATCATGGAGAAATGACAAGGGCAGGTAAAGGTAATGTTCTTACTAGCAGATTAGATAACTCTGATACTATGCACATGAAGATATGTGAAGAGATTATGAACGCTAACAAAGAAAGATATGGAAGTGTCAAGGTAATTATTCCAGAAGGTTTCCATCAAACTATAACTATCAAAGGCAAACAGTTGTCTTTCACGCATGGACACATGACTGGTGGAGCTGGTGGTAATCCAGAAGTTAAGATAGAGAAGTGGTGGAAGGGTCAGATGTATGGCTTCTTACCACCTAGCATGAGTGAGATACTGGTTACTGCACATTACCATCACTTTCGTGCAAAGCAGCAGGGTAATCGTACTTGGTTTCAAGCACCTAGTATTGATAAGAGCATAGACTTTACAGAAAGAACTGGGTTATGGTCTCATCCTGGGGTACTTACATTTACAGTAAATAAAAAAGGTTGGGATAATCTAAAGATTGTTTAAACAACTAAGGGCTATCTCTTGAATAGGTACTAATACACCCCAGCTCATGTTGTCATCTCCACCCATAGTCTTTGTGTGTAGATACTTTCTACCTAAATGTTTCATAATATCTGTTGGTACTATGTAAGTCATAACTGGTATCTCAATACCTTCTATCTCTTTGACTAACATAAGTACCCAGTAATCTGCTTCAGTTGCAGCAATACCAGATGGCTTACCATAGCTTTCGTACTCTAAGAAATGATTACCTGTAATCTCCCAGATGTGTCTTTCACTCTTGACCTCTACCTTCTTGCCCTCTAAAAATTCTTTGAAGGTATCTTCCATAGCTAAACCTTTAGCTAAATCTATGTCAAACTTCTTCTCTGCTTTACTCATCTACCTATCCTGCAATACACACAAGATGTCCAGTATGTAAGCTCATGCTTCTCGCAATATTTACTCGCCACTAAAAAGGTTTTCCTTCTGGTGCTTCTCCCTTAAAAGCATCCTTCAACATATCTCTTATGCTTCCTACTGTTCTTTGTCGCTGCTCTTCTAGAGTATCTATCAATACTTCTAGCGTGGGTAAGGTTACTACCTCTTTGTAATTAGCTTTTGTATTTACAAAAGTAACATCAACACTATACATATCTCCCCATGTTAGATATATCTGTCCTTCTGCATTTGGTAGCATAAAATCTATACCACCTCTTTCTTTGTATATCTGTTCTGTAATCCAATCTGTTATGTCTATTTCTTTTTTATTGAATATATTTATTAGCCCTTTATATCCATAATCATTTTCAACACTAGCAACTGTTTTTTTAGAAGGGGATTTCTGTTTGGTCTCCTCCTTGTTCTGCTCGTTTAAGCTGGGCATGACACTCTCTGTATTCCCATTGATAGATGTTTTCTTTTTTTGTTTGTTTGTATCTTCTACCACAATATATATTTCCTTCCTTGTCGTTGTAAGTTATGTTGTTTAAACCAGCACATCCTACTTGCTGCTTACACTTTGTATCTGGTGGTGGTGGTACATCAAAGTTGTAATCTGGATAACGCTGCTTAATCTTAGCAACCAATTTATCCAGACCACCACTACCAATGTTTTCTAAAGCCACTCTGTAGGTAACTCTTCGTTACCTATCCACCAACCTGCACCACAACCACCTGCGTTGTTGTAACTGCTACATGCAAAGTCTGGTATCTTACCAAACTTGTCTGGGTCATCAGCTTTCTTTTGCCTGTTGTCCTCTATGCTTCCAGATTGGCTACACTTAGGGCAGACCTTCACTGTATCAGTATCAAAGACCTGTGATACGCTATCTATAAGCTCCATTTCTTGCTCAAATGCAGTAATAAATACATCACAATCAGTTGAAGTCCATGTCTCTAAGTCATTGTTTAAACCATCATCTGTTAGTTCTTTATAAACTTTTGCTTTAAGTTCATCTCTCTTAGTCTTGTTAGGTAACATACCTTCAAGAATAGAATTTATTTGGTCAGCAACTGGTGTTGCTTTTGCACCAATGTCAGCAGCAAATTCCTGTGCTGCCTTGTTTAAACCAACTGCTTCATCTTTTGTCATAGGTTTAACTTCTGCTTTCTCAACCTCTACTTTAGGTTTAGAATTGCCTACCTTTGACATCTCTTCTGCACTTGGTCGCTTCTTGTTGCTACCTTGGTACTTCCAATTAGCCAATGCTCTACCTATCGCAGATGTTTCACAGTTCTCCATCCACGCATCAGAGTTAGCAAATCCACCTTGTCCTTTAGTTTCTTGTGCTATGCCTGTAGTAACTGGTCTTGCATCCTCTGCTTGTTTAAACACTGATGCTTGTATGGTTACACACTGACCATCTGGTGTGATGTGTAAAATTTCTGTTTCTATTCTTCCTTCTGGGTTATCCTTCCAGAATACTTTTAATCTATCTTCAACAGTTTCATATTCTGCTGGGTTAAATTTAGCCATTACTTCCTTCCTTGTTTTATAATTTTATAGACACGCTGCCTACTTATTCCTAAATTGTTTGCAACATC